GAGACACCACAAGATAATTTTAATGATAATCTTGCTGAAAACATGGATGAGAGAACCTTAAGCTCCATGGCAGGTGAATTAATTCAAGAATATAAAAAAGATAAATTATCTAGAAAAGAATGGGAAGACGGATATATTAAAGGTTTAGATTTACTTGGAACTAAGTACATGGATGTAACAAGACCTTTTAAAGGAGCATCTAATGTTACACACCCAATGCTAGCAGAATCTGTAACGCAGTTTCAAGCACAAGCTTATAAAGAACTTGTACCAAGCGATGGACCCGTGAGAACTCAAACTGTCGGAATACAAACACCTCAAGTAGAAGCACAAGCTGAAAGAGTAAAAGATTATATGAATTATCTCTTAATGGAAGAGATGGAGGAGTATACAACTGATATGGATCAAATGTTGTTTTACTTACCACTGTCAGGATCAACATTTAAAAAAATTTATTTTGATGCTTTACTAGGTCGGCCAGTATCTAAATTTATACCAGCTGAAGAAATGGTCGTGCCTTATTATGCCTCTGATTTAAAAGATTGTGAGAGAATCACACATGTAATTAAAATGACAAAGAATGAAGTTGTAAAAAAACAAGCGGCAGGGTTTTATAGAGACATAGAATTAACAGAGGGTGAGCCAGAACCAGATCCTTTAAAGAAAAAAATTAATGAGATTGAAGGTGTAAAGAAAACTGGTGATGATTATTTACATACAATATTAGAAATGCATGTGGATTTAAATCTAGATGATTATGAAAACTTTGACGATAAAGCTAAAAAAATTAAAATACCTTACATCGTTACTATAGATGAAGGCTCTGGTGAAATACTATCTATTTATAGAAACTATAAACCAGATGATTTAAATTATTCTAGAATAGAATACTTTGTTCATTTTAAATTTTTACCTGGTTTAGGTTTTTATGGCTTTGGTTTAACACACATGATAGGTGGATTAAGCAGAGCTGCAACACAATCTTTACGACAATTAATAGATGCAGGAACTTTAAAAAATTTACCAGCAGGATTTAAGTCTAGAGGTATTAGAGTTAGAGATGATGATCAGCCAATACAACCTGGAGAGTTTAGAGATGTCGATGCTCCAGGCGGAAACATACGTGATCAATTTTTTAATTTACCTTTTACAGAGCCAAGCACAACATTATTTAACCTTTTAGGATTTGTTGTACAAGCAGGACAAAAATTTGCTGCGATTACAGATTCTAATATTGGTAACGACACACAAAATAGAGCTGTTGGGACTACAATTGCACTCATGGAGCGTGGTTCTAGAGTGATGAGCGGTGTTCATAAGCGATGTTACTATGCAATGAGGTTAGAATTTAAAATTTTAGCAAGAATTTGTGGAGAATTTTTACCACCAGAGTATCCTTACGATGTTTATGGTGGCCCAAGACAAATAAAATCTACAGATTTTGATCAAAGAGTCGATATTTTACCTGTTGCAGATCCAAATATCATGTCAATGGCCCAAAGAGTGACTCTTGCACAGACACAATTACAAATTGCACAGTCAAATCCACAATTACATAACATACATGAAGCATATAGACGTGTTTATGAAGCTCTAGGAACAAAACAAATTGAAACTTTGTTAAAACCTGCACCAAAACAACCAGAACCATTAGATCCTGCAAAAGAAAACGCACGTGCTTTACAAATGAGACTACTAACTGCGTTTGAATTTCAAGATCATGACGCTCACATTGCTGCACACACAGCATTTATGAATTCAAGAATGGTTCAAATTAATCCACAAGTATATGCTTTGTTACAATCACACGTTTCAGATCATATTTCATTTAAAGCAAGAGCAGAAATTAACAGTGCCATGATGCAAAATCCAGAAATGATGCAACTTCAACAGCAAGATCCTGAACAATTCCAAATTATGTACGATGCACAAGTGGCACAAAGGGCATCTCAAATTACAGCAGAGCTTGTGCAAAGTGAAATGGCAGCTAATGCACAAAAACAAGATCCATTAGTAAGAATTAAACAGCAAGAAGTAGATTTAAGAGCTATGGATATGCAAAGAAAACAAGAAGAAGTACAATTTAAACAAGAACAAGAAAATCAAAGAGAGTTAGCAAACTTACAATTTGATTATGATAGATTAAGTCAACAAGATAGACAGTCTGATGAAAGATTAGATATAGCGAGGCAAAAACTTGAGAAGAAATAATGAAAGAGGATTGAGTGGTGGAGTGAAATCTGGGCCACCCCCTGAAAGAGGACCAAAACCACAAGGTTTGAAGGATGGGGGCTGTCCGCACAGAGAAACGGGAGCTAAATCTGACATCAAAGGAATTAAAAACATACAAGTTACCGGTAAAAAATTCATCGGTCTACGATAATCTGCCAGATAATGAAAAATTAATTTTTTTATCAGGTGTTTTTGATGGCGAGGGTAGTTTTGGTATTTGGTCAAAACTAAAAACTAAAAAATACTTCGCATGTTCAGTAGAAATGACAGATAAGGACATGATTCAAAGGTTTTACAAGTTCTTTGGGGGTTGCATGTATCTTTGTAAACGTAGAAAACAACATCATAAAGACACATGGAGGTGGAGAATCAATGGACAAGGGGCTTTATCTACAGTCGATAAAATGATAAATTATTTAAGTAATAGACGTAAGGAGAAATTTAAGAATGTGGTTCAGTGCCTTAAAATTAGCAATTAGTGCTGGCAGTAAAATTTATGCCAATAAGCAAAAAGCTAAAGTTGCAATGTCTGATGCTCAATTGTTACATGCAGAGCGTCAAGCACGAGGTGAGGAAGCTTATCAAGGTAAACTTCTTGAGGCTCGTCAAAATGATTACAAGGATGAGGTAGTTCTTGCTATACTCACGTTGCCCATTCTGGTGCTTGCCTACGGAGTTTGGTCAGATGATCCGGCTGCGATGGACAAGATTAAAATTTTCTTCGAACATTTCCAGTCGTTGCCGACCTGGTTTACAAATTTGTGGATCCTTGTCGTGGCGAGCGTTTTTGGTATAAAGGGAACACAAATATTTCGTAATGGAGGAAAAAAATAGATGACTAAACTATGTCCAAGAGGTAAAGCGGCAGCGAAAAGAAAATTCAAAGTATATCCGTCAGCATATGCTAATGCTTACGCTAGTAAAATTTGTGCTGGTAAAATTAAAGATCCATCTGGTGTAAAAAGAAAAGATTTTAGAGGCCCTAAACCAGCTGCTGAGGGAGCTATGATTAATAAACCAAAAAAATTAATGGGTGGAGGACCAGCAGGTTTTTTAAGCATATTTAAAAAAAAGGATAAACCAAAACAAGTTAAAGAAGAGAATAACAAGCCTGCAAATAAAAAGAAAAAAAGATTAGAAGAATTAAAAAAAGAAATTGATAATTTAAACATGGGTGGCGTAGCTAAAACTGCTGGAGCTCAATCAGCAATGGGTAGATTAGAAAAATCTGGAATGAAATTAGTTGAAGGGGGACCCGCAGGCACTTTTGGAAGACCGACAAAAAGAATTGGAAAACTTGAAAGAGCTATACGTCAAAAAAGAAAACTTGATAAAATAGAACCATACAGTCCAGATCGTGTAACAAGAAATGTTAGAAGAAAAAATATGGGTAGACCTATAAGTTCAGGTATGGGGAGTAGACCTGCAAGTAAGCCACCAGAGAGACCTACTAAATATGATAAGCTTAAAGAATTTAGAAAAAAGAAAAAAATTTTATCTATAAGAGATGCTGCAAAACAAGTTGTAGCAGAAGGAGGGTCTCCTAGTTTAATTCAAGATGAAGCTAGAATGGATAGAATGGATAAATTATTAGGAATTATACCTTCAGAAAAAATGATGGCTAAAGGTGGTGAACTAAAAGCTGGACCTAAACCAGAAACTTCACCTAAAACAGATGCACCACAAAGAAAAATTAAAATTCCTACACGACCAGGAATTAAAAAAAAGAAAAGAAAAGGTTTTGAACTAAAATATCCTGGTCCTGCAAGACCTGGAAATCCAGTAGTTGCTTATGAAGTAAGAAAAGGTGGCTTAACATCTAAGCTTAATAATCCTGCAAAAGGATACAACAAAGGTGGTAATGCAAAAATTAAAAAAGTTATAAAAGGTTTAAACAAAGCATCAGCGTTACATAAAGGTCAGGCAAAAACTTTAGGTACACTTGTCAATAAAAAAGCTGTTGGAGGTATGGCTGATTACTATAAAGATTTAATGTAATGCAAAAAAACATACAGTATCTAAAAGAGGGCGGTTTAAAAAAATGGTTTCAACAAAAATGGGTGGATATTGGAAGCAAACGAAAAGATGGTTCCTACGCACCTTGTGGCCGTTCCAAGTTAGCAGCAGATCGAAAGAGAGCATATCCAAAATGCGTCCCTGCTGCAAAAGCGGCAAGGATGACAGAATCCCAGAGGAAGAGTGCCGTTGCAAGGAAAAGGGCTAGAGCTCAAGGTGTTGGTGGTAAACCAACTAATGTCAAAACATTTGCAAAATCTTAAAATATTCTTATAGTCTCAGCATGCGTGAGGCAATACTTAAAGCTTTAGAAGATAAGTATAATGCTCAAATTTCTGAAGCAGATGCTACTTTGAAAATATACTTTCAAAATTCAGTAGGTATAGGCGAACATCCACAACACATAGAAGAATGTGACAAACTAATTAGTAAGATAGCAGAAGCAGAGGATAAATTGCAAGTTCTAAAAGAGTTTAAATGATTGGTGGAGATAGCATTGAATATGAGTTACTTGAAAAATGTTGTAAACTTATAAAACAAGACAATCCTTTTACTTGTGAAATAGGTGTTCGATTAGGAATGGGGTCGGAAGTTATTTTACAATCTTTAAAACAAAAAAATCATTGGCATATTGGTATAGATCCTTACGGGGATATTGATTACGATCATTTTGATAAAGATTCAGAAATAAAACATTTAGATGGTAAAAGCCCTACTTATTCAAATAACATGAAACTACAACTTCTTAAATCTTTAGATCATAATAATTATAGTTTGTTTCAAATGTCCGATGAAGATTTCATGAATAGATTTTATGATGGTGTGCCTGTTTATAATAAGGGAAAAAAAGTAATTTATAAAAAATATGATTTAGTTTTCTTAGATGGACCACATAAAACTATTGATGTTTTAAAAGAACTAATATTTTTTGGTGAAAGATTAACAACAGATGGTTTTATAATATTAGATGATTATGAGTCTTTTAAATTTGATTTATGTATAAAAACAGGCGAACTTTTAAATATTAAACCTATGCATATAGGTAAAAACAAGATAGTAATGAGAAAATATAATGGATCTTAAAATCGTGGATAATTTTTTACCTGAAGATGAATTTAAAAAAATAGAGACTAATTTAATGGGACATATGTTTCCTTGGTATTATGTAAATAAAATTACCGATGAAGATAGTAAATTAAGTAGTCCTGGGTATCAATATCAATTTTGTCATATATTTTTTGCTGAGCATCAAATTTTGTCAAATTTTTATCAATTAATTATCCCTGTACTAGAAAAGTTAAAAGCAAAATCTTTATTTAGGATAAAAGCTAATTGCATTCCAAAAACTCCAGCAACTGTAAATCATGGATTTCATATTGATACTAAAGATTGTAGAACAGCGATACTTTTTATTAACTCAAATGATGGAGCCACTGAGTTTAAAAGTGGAAAAACTATTTACAGTAAAAGAAATAGGTTAATAGAATTTGATTCAAATATGTATCACCGAGGAAGTACATGCACTGATGCACACACGAGAGTAAACATAAATTTTAATTATTACAAATTTAACGAAGGAGAGAATTTTTAATGGATCCGTATACAATATCACTTGTTCAAAAAATAATCGCAAAAATTATTGAGAGGTGTAAAACACACGCTATATATGGTGTTGACAGTTGGGATGAGCTACAATATATTAGGGGGCAAATCAGATCATTAGAAGATCTGCAACAGGAGATAAAAGACCTGCTGTCAAAAACGGAGAACATAGATGAACAAGTCCACGGAGACACCGAAACGGACTGAAGCACTCTTAGATGCTTACAAAGCAAAACAAGAAGTTGAAACAGTCCTCGATCCAAAAGCGATCAAACAATCAACACTAGATAAATTACCAAGCCCAACAGGATATAGATTATTAGTTCTACCTTATGGTGGTCCTAAAAAAACTAAGGGTGGACTTTATCTTGCAGACTCAACACAAGAAACAATACAAATGACCACTGTATGTGGTCTAGTATTAAAAATGGGAGACCTTTGTTATTTTGATAAAGAAAAGTTTCCTAAAGGACCTTGGTGTAAACTAAATGATTGGATTATTTTTAGTAGATACGCAGGTTCAAGATTCAAAATAGATGGTGGTGAAGTAAGAGTTTTAAATGATGATGAAGTCATTTCAACCATATCTGATCCATCTGATATTTTGCACCATTATTAAGGAGGACAAATGGCAGAAGAAAATAAAAATCCAGAAGTTGATTTAGATACTGATGGCGTTACAGAACAAAACGTAAATGTTCCAGAAGCAAAAGAACCTGATGAGTCTTTTGCTCCAAAAGAAAATGTTGACTTAGGTTACACAGATGTTTCGACAGATGAAGATAATGTAACTGGAGAGAAAACAGCAAAAGAACTTTTACAAGAAACTAAACAATCAGAGCCAGAACCTGAGCCAGTTGCAAAAGAAGAAGCTGACGAAGATGAAGGTTTAAAAGATTATTCTGATAAAGTTCAAAAAAGAATAAAAAAATTAACATTTCAGGTAAGAGAGGCAGAAAGAAAAGAAAGAGCTGCACTTGATTACGCTAAAGGCTTAAAAGAAAAATTTGAGTCTGCTGAAAAAAGGTTTGATGAAACTGATACAAACTATTTAAAAGAATATGATGCTAGAATTGATGCAGAAAGAGATCAAGCAAAAAATGCATTAAAATTAGCTTTAGATTCACAAGATAGCGAGAAAATTATGGAGGCTAATGATGCCTTAACAAAACTCGCTGTTGAAAAAGAAAAGGTTTCTATGTCTCTACAGGACAAAGAGGCAAGAAAAAAAGAACAAGAGTCACAACCTCAAGCTCAGGAACAGATAACTCCACCAGTTAGTCCAAGAGCTCAAAAATGGGCGGAGGACAATGATTGGTTTGGATCTGACAGAGTTATGACCAATGCCGCCATGAGCTTACATGAAGAACTTGTACAGCAGGGCATTGACGGGGATAGTGATGAATATTATAATCAAATCAACAAACGTATGAAGGAGTATTTCCCTCAAAAGTTTGCACAATCTTCTACTGAAGAACAACCGCAGAAGGCTGCACCCGTCCAAAACGTAGCTTCTGTAAGTAGAAGACAGGGTGGACGCAAAGCTGTGAAACTCACCAAATCACAGGTAGTTATCGCTAAGAAATTAGGGGTGCCACTAGAGGAATACGCAAAATACGTGAAGGAAGGAGTATAACATGGAAAAAATAAAAACTTCACGCACGTCCGATACGAGAGAAAAAGTATCTCGTAAGAAAGATTGGACTCCACCATCCAGTTTGGATGCACCAGCTGCACCGCAGGGTTATGCACATAGGTGGATAAGAACTGCAACGGCAGGTTTCGAAGATGCTGCAAATGTATCTAAGAAACTTAGAGAGGGTTGGGAGTTTGTAAAAGCTGAAACACTATTAAGTGAAATAGGTGAACATGATTATCCAATAATCTCTGAAGGAAAACATGCTGGTCTCATCGGAATTGGTGGCCTTGTGTTGGCAAGGATACCAGAGGAGATTTTGAAAAGTCGTGCTGAGTATTTTAGAAGAATAACTCAAGAAAGAACAGATGCGATTGATCAAGATCTTATGAAGGAACAACACCCGGACATGCCGATCAATATTGATAGGCAGTCTAGAGTTACCTTTGGTGGTAGTCGTAAAAAATAATTTTTTTGCATTACCTACCCTAAGTAGCTTGGATTAATAATAATAAGGAGAAACTAAACTATGGCTAACGTAAGTGAAAAGTTTGGTCTAAGACCATACAGAAAACTTGACGGAACAC